ACAGGATTTTATACGCTTATACAGGTGGTGTTTATTATGATATTCACCCTATTAAAACTACAACAACTTTATCAAATGCATTTAGTACAACGAATGGTTCGCCAACAGTCACGATAACATTTAGCACGGATCATAACATTCAAGAAAATGATATTATTCTTTTAGATAATTTTACAGCAATAACTAATTCTAATTTTTCAGCATCAGACTTTGATGATAAAAAATTTATGGTAACAAGTGTACCAACAGGAACAACTTTAACTATTACAATGCCATCTAATGAAACAGGTTCAGGTGCTACAACATCTGGTGGCATTAGAGTACAGCATTATTATCCAGTAGGACCTGCAGAACAATTACCTGGTTTTGGTTGGGGATTAGCTTCTTGGGGCGGAACTGTAACAGGTGAAGCAACAACAACTTTAAATGGGGGTATCAATGCTGTTACAACAACTATTGTATTAACTGATGCATCTCAGTTTCCAAGTTCAGGTACAAACTTTATTCAAATAGGAACAGAAGAAATTTCATACACAGGTATATCAACAAACACTTTAACAGGTGTTACTAGAGGAGTTAGAAACACAACAGCTGCAACGCATTCTAATGGTGCAACTGTATTAAACAGTTCAGACTACATTGCATGGGGAGAAGCTGCATCTGGTGATTTAGTTGTTGATCCAGGTTTATGGTCGATTGATAACTTTGGAGATAAAGTAATTGCACTAATTCATAATGCACAAGTATTTGAATGGGACTCAAATGCAACGAATGCTGTAACAGTAAGAGCAAGTATTATATCAGGTGCACCAACTGCATCACGAGATATGTTAGTATCTACACCTGACAGACACTTAGTATTCTTTGGAACAGAATTAACCATTGGTGATCCAACAACTCAAGATGAAATGTTTATTAGATTTTCAAACCAAGAAGATATTAATACATACCAACCAACAGCAGTTAATACCGCAGGTACACAAAGACTTGCAGATGGATCTAAAATTGTAGGTGCGGTTAGAGGTAGAGATGCAACTTATATTTGGACAGATACTTCACTATTTACTATGAGATTTATTGGTCAACCATTTACATTTGGTTTTCAACAAGTAGGAACTAACTGTGGATTGATTGGACAGAACGCTGCATTAGAAGTTGATGGTGCTGCGTATTGGTTTTCGGAAAATGGTTTCTTTAAATACTCTGGTAATCTTGAGACTATGATTTGTTTAGTAGAAGATTTTGTTTTTGATGATTTAAATACAACAGCTAATCAATTAATTAATGTTGGATTAAATAATTTGTTTGGTGAAATCACTTGGTTCTATTGTACAGAAAGTTCAACTGTTTTAAATAGATGCGTAAGTTATAATTATATGGACTCATCACCTCAAAGACCTGTGTGGACAACAGGAACTTTAGCAAGAGGAGCATGGCAAGACTCTTCTGTATTTGGTTTACCTCACGCAACTTTTTTTAATGCAGGTGATGATGCATCGTTTGATGTTCAAGGTAATACTGAAGGAAGTACAATATATTTTGAACATGAAAAAGGAACTGATCAGGTGGCTAGTGGAACAGTTACAGCTATTACCTCTAATATTGAATCAGGTGACTTTGACATTACTCAAAGAATTGTAGGTAATCAAATGACAGGTATCGCTGACTTTAAAGGAGATGGTGAGCACCTTATGAAGATTAGAAGATTTGTGCCTGACTTTTTATCACAAACAGGTAATACTCAAGTAACATTACAATTAAGAAACTATCCAAACAATTCTCAAGCAAGTTCACCACTTGGACCCTTTACAATTACAAGTTCTACTGATAAGGTAGATACTCGTGCAAGAGCGCGAGCTATATCTTTAAAAGTAGCTAATACTGGAGCTTCTCAAAGTTGGAAGTTAGGTACTTTTAGATTAGACACACAACCTGATGGAAGACGATAATGGCAATAATTAACACTCTATATAATACTAATCCATATCAAGATAAGATTATGGGTGGAGTTCAGGGAGACCCTAATCCGTTTGGCTATCAAAATCAAATAAATGATTTTGTAATTGATAATGAACCTTATCAAGAAATACCAGGATATAATTTTATTGATGCACCCACAAGTTTAAAAAGTAGATTAACAAACAGACAATTTTTTAATAATCCTGCTGTTCAAAATCCTTTTGAAAAAGCAATAAGTGGAATCGAAACTCTAACAGATAAAGCAAAGTCTGGTGTTGGCAAAGGTTTTGATTTAGGAAAAACTGCTCTTAATGGAATACTATCAGCAATAACAGGTATACCTTTTGCAGGGCAAATCTTATCTGGAATAACAAGTCAATTTGAAAATAGACCTTTAGGAGCCAGCGTTATAGATGAATTTGGAAATGTTTATGATCCAGAGGATTTAAATAAACAAAATGCTTTAGGAGGTTATTATACAGATGCTGCAAGATCTTCTAGAAGAAGAACATCAAGAATTTCTAAAATGTTAGAGCGACAAAAATTAGGTAAAAAAATATCTCTTAAAAATTTAGCTAAACTTCAAGCTCAAGAAGCAGCTCAAGAAGCAGCAAGAGAGCGAGCAACTAAATCTATGGCAGCAGCAAATAAAGCTGCAGGTACGGGTGGTTATCAAGCAGGATATGATAGTGGTTTTATGGATGGTCCTTCAGGTGCTAGTAGCGGTATGGGAGCAGCAGACAAAGGTGGTTCAGACTCAATGGGATCTTTTAAAAATGGTGGACTAGCAGGGCTTCTATAATGGCAAAGATAACCGTAGTATTTACAAGACCCAATAAAGAATATAGACAGCAAGATGCTGATTCTTTAGTTAGAGATTTAGATGGATTGATTGAGAAATTAAACTCTACGTTTCAACAAGATTTAAGAGATGAACAGCAAAGGTTTACTTGGTTCATGAGCAGTGGAAGTAAAGCATAATGGCTAATAGATATAGAAACGCACAATTTGATTTAACGACAACTAATGCTACAGATATTTATACTGTACCAACGGAATCTAGAGCAATCATACAAAACATTCATACAGCTAATGTTGGAGCAGGTAACGTTGAGATTAAAGCTTTTATATATGACACATCTGCAGGTAGAGCTTATCAATTTGCTGAACATACTGTTAACTCAGGTGATTCTAAATCTATATCTGATGGAACAATTATATTAGAAGAGAGTGACAAACTACAATTACAAGCAGCAACAGCCGACATATTTGAAGGCACAGTATCGATATTAGAAATCGATAGAACATAGGAGATATATGCAAGTCTTAAAACCAGAGAAAATAATAGAAAAAATAACTAACCTTAAAACAGGTGAGGAATATAAGGACGATAATGAATGGAAATCAAAGGGAATACCTGAGACAGACATTCGAAGAGATATAAAAGTTCTTATGCCAAGCCTTGATATTTTCGGTAAAACCAAATAAGATAGATAAATTATGGCAATTTCAAGATCAGATATGAATAGACAACTCTACGATGAAGGTGGAATTATTACTTTAGATCAAGCTAAAGAAATGGCTCCTCCAGGAGAGTCTCTAGCTTATATTAATCCAGAAGAAGCTGCACTTTTAAAATCATTAGGTGGAGCAGGAGAAGATATTAATGGAACAGGGATCAAGTCATATTTTTTAAAAAAAGTTTTTAGAAAAGCTAAAAAAGCTGTAAAGAAAGTTGCTAAAAGTAAAATAGGTAAAGCTGCTTTAATGGCAGGATTAACCTTTGGTATACCTGGAACACAGTTTGGTGGTCTTGCAGGTAAGGGTGGATTAGGTTCTTTTTTTGGTAAAGGTAGCTTCAACCCATTAAAAACTGGGTTTGGATATAAAAGTGGTTTAGCTAATTTATTAGGAAAAGCAGGTCTAGCAAAAGGAACGTCTTTAACAGGTTTAGGTAAAATTGCAAGTATTGCTGGAGTGTCAGGTCTTGGTGGATTACTAGCAGCAGGTGAACAAGATGAAGACGATGAAATAGATATTAGTAAATTAGATAGAGGTGAAGGAATTGATTTTGCAGATATACTTTCACGTGCAAGAAAAGGAGATTCAGAATTTAGATTTTTACCCAGTGGACAATTTACAGATTCATATGCAGAAGGTGGTGAAGTAAATAAAACAA